CAAAATGTCCTTTTGCTTCTATAAATATATTTGTTTCAGGTATGTAAAAGTCTGGTGTATATGTTCTAGGTTTAGGTATGTACAAAAACTTTTTAGATTCATATTGAAACTTAACCTTGTGACGCATAAGAACTTTAGCCAGTTCTAATTCAAACTTTGATCGATATCTCATATCTCTTTCATCTTCAATCCTAACGATTGAATCCTTTTGTTTATGTACCCTGCCAGTTTGGGGGATTGTTTTTCTATTGTGATAAGTTGGATTGTTAGGGGAAACATCGGAAGGCATATTATTTTACCCTGACTAAGTGCGTAACCAATAGTTTGAAATTCATTTTCTACCTTTACTATATCTCGTTGTTCTGTGTTGGAAGTGAGAGAGCCGTTTTCTGAAAAGTTTTCACGAAGAGTAAGGGGAATACCTCTTTCATGTTGACGTAAAAAAACTGTTTCTCTCCCACCACCAGTCTCCACATGGGAGTCTATATAAACGTGGTACATGTCCTCGTTTAATTCCATAAGTTCTGCTACATAATTTCTTGCGTACAATACTGGCATTACAATGCTTTCTTTTTTAATCTAGTGTACCACACTTGAGGTGGCTGTTTAGCTTTTGATGTAATCTTATCATGTAAGGTTGCATTTTTCCAACAATAACTTTTATACCCACACATGTTGCAAGGCTTTGGCATAAGCTTGTTGCCAGTTCGTTCGCCTTTGTATTCTTCAAACTCATCTTTGTATGGTACAACAAATTCACTAAATGGTCTGTTCAGGAACTGTACACGCTTTTCTGCATCTTTAAGATATTCTTTTCTATCTTGGTCTTGCCATTCTGGTGCTTCAACTACGGCTATCTCGCCACTTGATTTGTTAACAACGATCCACCCACCAAACGGTAGTCCAGTTGCTTCTCCGTATAAATGACCCTGCATGATGTAGCCAAACGGATCATCTTCTTTTATCTTATCATATCCACCGTAACCAGTGTACTTAAATTTATATGCCCACTCACTAGCAGACTTGATATCCCAGACTTTCTCTTGTCCAGTTTCATCTCGTATAATTAAATCTAATGTGCCAGTAACTTCTGATCCACCAATCGTAAGTTTGACTGCTTTTTGTTTTGCGACAATATCTACCCCTGCTTGTTCTAATACAAGAACAGCTATTGCTTCTACGATATCACCGAATAAAAATCTAAATAGAAGATTGTATTGTGTCTCTTGCTCAATACCATTCTTCTCTAATAATTGTTGACAGACTGGTCTACCTAAACCAGACATTCTTAATTTGTAACTTTTTTCTTTGTTGAGTTGTACGGTAACGGAATCTCTGCAATCATTTGCAAAGTCTAAAACGGCTTCAGGGGGAATAGTAACTTCCCCCCTACTAGCACGTTCCATGTAGTCTTGGATTTTAAACAGCAGCAGCATTGAAGTCGTCTGCCAGACTCTCATCTGTATCGTTCTTTTCTAACTTTACAGATTCTCTGCTCTGTTCTAGCACAGACTGATTGTGTGCTTTAACAGTCTCAGCAAACTTCTTCATCAACTCCTTGTCTTCATCCAAGATATCAGTTTCTGAACTTAACGTTGGGACTGGTACAAAATATGTAACAGATCCTCTTTTCTTCTTGTCGGTTTTCAAACTAATCCAACACTTCTGCATTATCTTCTTCTGTCTAGTTAGACTGTCGATAAAGTTTCGTATTGGTAAAAACCCAGATCTTTTAAAATAAGCGACTGCAGGATGTTCACTAATCTCTATCTCTTCTCCGTTAGCTTTTCTAAACTTGCCACTAACTTTAGAATACAACACTTGATTACATACTGCTGATCTAGATTTTAATTTCAGTGGATCATCATCTTTTAACTTATCTTCTTCGTCTTGTGATAGACGACCACACTTATTGCCACCTTCAGTATCAGGAAAATCACCTGACATAGTTGGCTTTTGGACTGACTTAGATGAGAACACGCCTTGCTCTGCATCAAAGATACTCCATTCAAATGTTCTTAATATTGGCTTAATAAGTATTTCTTTTGCAAATACCATCTCACCATGATACATCATCTTCCAATCGCCACGAGTTAGTGTCTCGCCATCTTCCGTCTCTGTATCGTAATTTATGTTCAACCTAGATAGACCTTCTGATTTAGGCATGGCCGCCTGACCAGTTAGCTCCATGAAAGCTGATTCATCACTGCCAAAAGTAGCAACAATGTTATCTATGTCACTTGACATAGTTTGTAGATTATTATCCATAAATGTTTCCTTTTCTGTTTATTTAAGGTTAATGTAATCTAATCCTATATAGCTACTTCTTCCAAGTCAAGCCAATTCTTACCTATTTTTAATTCTATACCTACTGGCATGTCGTAGTACACATCATACCTGCGTTTTGTTTCTTGAGGTAAAGATCTCATGGCTTGAGATAACACTTTGATTGCTAAATCTTTTTCGTCTGGATGAACATCTAATACAATAGAATCATGCACGGTGTTGCAAATGACAGACTTCATTTTTAATTTTTGCATTTGTTTATCTAATCTAACGAGTGCAATGGGTAATAAATCTGCAGTTGCAAATCCTTGTACTGGGTAGTTACATATGGCAGTTCTGTTTGTTGCAGATCCCCACTCAGTCCATTTAGCATCTGGGAAACAATACTCACGACCAGATGGTAACTTAACTATCTTAGTAGTGACTGCTTCTTTTTCTAATTTTTTATGCCACTCAGTTACTTGTACATACTTCTCTTTGAACCTTTGATAGTATGCTTGCTGACTACGTGTGCCACTCACGCCACCGTACAGAGGTTTAAATGTATGTGCTTTTGCATCTTGTCTACTGCAACCTATGATGGATGCTGTATAGCTATGCACATCTGTACCATCTAAAACATCTTTATAAA